CGCACCAAAACCAACTGCACAAACTAAGAAAGACGAGGAATAAGTATGGCCATATATCTAAATAATAACGTAGGTGTTAAGTTGGCTACCAATGCTGCGCCTACTACACCATCAATCGATATTAGCGACCTAGTATCTAGCGCTGTTATCAATCAAATCGTAGACGAGCTAGAAATCACCAGCATGGGAGATCTTTCTCACCGTTATGTGGCTGGGTTGCAATCAGGCACATTTACCATCGACTTTATGAACGACTGGGCAACATCTGACGTAAGCCAGACTCTAAATGAGGCATTTGGCAAGACTCTAGCTGTATCAGTAATTACAGTTAAGGGAACTACAGTTTCAGCTGCTAACCCTACCTACCAGTTCTCAATCCTAGTAAATAACCTAACTCCGATCGGATCAGCTGGAGTAGCCGAAATTGCTACATCTAGCATTACATTTACTGTAAACTCCGTAATCACAGTATCGCCATCAGTGGCGTTCTAATTAAGGAGTAACAATGGCAAAGCTTAAAATTACTAGGGCTAATGGTGAAGTCACAGAACACAAGATAACACCAGGAATTGAATATAGCTTTGAGTTGAAATGGGGCTCAGGTATTAGCAAGATTTTGCGTGAGCATGAACAGCAAACCCATATTTTTTGGTTAGCTTGGGAGTGCTTGCGCAAGTCTGGCGCACAAGTACCTGTATTTGGAGTTGAGTTTATTGACAGTCTAGAAACTGTCGAGGTATTAGACGAAGAAAAAAAATAATACAGCGGGATTCTGTAGTCTATGGAATAGCAGCATTAGCCGTAGAAACTGGAATACCGCCTAGCGAGTTTATCGATATGGACTCGGAGATGTATCGGGCTATTATTCAAGTGATAACCGATAGAGCCGAAAGGGTTAAGAATGCCAGCAGAGGTCGTAGGCGTTAAAGACGTTCTTAATGGGCTCAGTTTTATCGATGAAGATTTAAGAATAAAAATTAGTAAGGCTATTGATCCATTAATGCGAGCAGTAGCAGAAAAGGCTAAAAGCTTTGTGCCATCTGATAGTCAAGTATTATCTGGATGGTCGAAGCCACTATCTTCAATCGATACAATTAATTACGAAAAAAAAGCATTTCCTAAATATGATAGCAGCGTAATTAAAGCTGGTATTGGATATAATCCTGGACAGAATGTTGCTACGAAAAATGGCTGGCAAGTAAGCCAATACGTTTACAATGTAAGTAGGACTGGATCTATCTACGAAACCGCAGGCAGATTAAACCCACAAGGTAGAGCGCCATTTACATTTAAGCATGAGGGTAGCGGTACTTATGTTAGAAAGTCTGCTAAGAGTCAAGCACTAGATTTTTATGATTCAAATAACCCATTTGCTAGCCAGCAATTTATAGGTGCTTTAGAGCCAGTAACAAAGCCTAAGCGAGTACCAGGTGCACGTGGGGCAACAGGCCGAAAGATGCAAGGCCGTTTAATCTATAAGGCTTGGGCGCAGGATAATATAAAAGTATACGATGCCATATTAAAAGCCATAGATAAAACAGCTGTAGAATTTACCCGTAAAACTGAAATTAAGAAGGTGGCATAGTGGCCAATATATTTGTAGCAGCCTCGGCGACCTGGAATGGTAAGGCCCTTAAAAAGGCTAAACAAGATGTAGGTGTATTTGACAAGCAAGTCAAAAAATTAGGCGGCACACTGGCCGCAGCATTTTCAACTAGAGCAATAATTAGGTTTGGTAAAGAAGCAGTAAAAGCATTTGCAGCCGATGAGGCAGCCGCCAAATCTTTAGAGATTCAATTAAAAAATACAGGCTTTGCATTTAGTTCACCAGCCGTAGAACTTTATATTGCTAATCTACAAAAAACCACAGGCGTTTTAGATGATGAATTACGCCCAGCATTCCAGCAATTACTAACTGTTACAGGATCTATTACCACCAGCCAAAATGCATTAAATACGGCTATGGATGTATCGGCCGCTACAGGCAAATCTTTAAGCCAGGTAACAACGGCGCTATCTAGAGCCTACGCTGGCAATACCACAGGATTAAGCAGGTTAGGTGCTGGCCTAGATAAAACTTTATTAAAGGCTGGCAACATGGACGATATTATGGCCGAACTTAATAAAAAGTTTTCAGGCCAAGCGCTGGCTAGATTAGATACTTATGCTGGCAAGATGAGTTTATTTGCTGCATCTGTAGCCAATGCGGAAGAAATTATCGGCAAAGGTTTGTTAGATGCATTAACAGAATTAGGTGATGATAAGAGTATTGAAGGCCTAAGCAATAACATGGAAGACTTTGCCACAGCTACAAGCGAAGTAATTGTGGGTCTAGGTAAAGTAATTGGTAAACTAAAGGCAATAGGTAATATACCTGGTGTAGATGGTTCAATTTTAAGAAACCTACCATACATAGGCCCAGCCTTACGTGCTGCGGAAACTTTAAGATCGACTGGCCGAGATCCAGTAGATCGTGGTGGACAAGAAAGAACTGCGGGCCGTGTACTAGCTGCACAAAGAAGGCAAGAGATCAAAGCATCTCAGGATTTATTAAAGTTAAAAAAGCAAGAAGTAGCCACATTAAAGGCTAAGACTGCTATAGACCAACTTAAAGATAAGTTTGATGTAGAGCGTATTGGTTTAACTAAGGCGCTTAATGAAACCACAGATGAAGAAATTAAATTACGTTTAAGAGCACAGTTAGCCATATTAGACAACAATGAAGCATTAGCTAAAAAGATATTAGCTGAGATGAACGCAGCAGAAGCGGCAAAAAAAATGGCCGAATCTATGGCTTTAAGTGCCGCTCAATTAGAAGCTGCATTTAGGGCTACTATTGCCAGATTAGCAATATATGATCCAGTAAGAGCATTTGGTAGTGCTGGCGCTGGTCCAGGTGGATCTGCCTCTACAATTAGTTCAGTTTCACCAGGAATTACAGGCACATTAGGTGGCTCTATCTTTGATCCATCATTTGCCAGACGTGGTGAGTCGCAAGATTTAAGAATAACTGTAGATACAGCTGCTACAGGCGATAGATTTGCAGCACTAATAGCAGAGAGTTTACAGATAGCCCAGAAGTCTGGCGTATCTTATGGAATTGCTGGCGGTCTATAATGGCTGTGCCTACAATAAATGCAGTAATTAACTTTAGTACTGGCCCATCATTCGCACAGGCATTTTTAGTCGGATCAGGCATCCTAGGTACTAACGTATTAGCAGATAGCGCAGCTGTAATTGTTGATGTATCAAATCAAATAGACAAGATAGAAACTGCTAGAGGTCGCAACCCATTAAGCGATGAGTTTCAAACAGGCACATTATCTCTTCGCATCATAGATCAGAATGGCGATTTCAACCCACAGAATACATCTAGTCCGTATTACACATATTTAACACCTATGAAGAAGGTGCAAATTACTGCCACCTATAATTCTATTACCTATCCTATATTCTCAGGCTTTATTACAAGTTATGTAACTACTTATCCTAAAGAATCAGAAGATGTAACCTATACAACTATCCAGGCTGTAGATGCCTTTAGACTTGCTTACAATGCCCAGATAAGCACTATTACAGGTGCTACCGCTGGTGACTTATCAGGTACTCGCATTAATGAGATATTAGATGAAATTGACTGGCCACAATCTATGCGTGATATTGATGCAGGCCTAACTACTATGCAGGCAGATCCTGGCACAGCTCGCACAGCCTTAGCTGCATTACAGACTGTTACTAACTCAGAGTATGGTGCATTTTATGTAGATGCCGATGGTGAGTTTGTATTTCAAGATAGGTCAGTAACTGTGGGATCTATTGCTGCTACCCCTACAGTCTTTGCAGATGATGGCTCAGGTATTGAATATAAGAATGTGGCTTGGATCTTAAACGATACTCTAATTTTTAATAAAGCTACTATTACTAGGGCTGGGGGAACTGCCCAAATAGCCACTAACCAGGCCTCTATCGATAAGTACTTTCTACACAGCTACTTTTTAGATGGCCTGCTTATGCAGACAGATGCTGTAGCCAATGATTATGCTAGGGCTTATGTGGCAAGTAGGGCTGAAACTTCTATCCGATGCGATGCTATAGAGCTTGATCTTTATACCCCTAACTACAACTCAGGTATAATAGCGGCACTAGAATTAGAGTTTTTTGACCCTATTACAGTCAAGACTACCCAGCCAGGTGGTTCTGTATTAGAGAAAACATTACAGATATTTGGTGTACGAAACTTTATCACTCCAGGCAGTTTCCGAGTGGTTTTCACTACACTAGAGCCAGTGATCGATGGGTTCATAATTGGTAACGCTAATTATGGAGTACTAGATCAGAACGTATTATCTTACTAAGGAGAAAAAATGGCAACATGGCCAGGCGCAACAGGTGATGTAGTAACTTCCGCTATGTGGAATGGACTACCAGCTTTTGAAGTACAGACTGCTAAGACTGCTGATTATACAGCTGCTAGTGGTGATGAGTACCAACAATTAGTACAAATCAATAAGGCTACAGCTATTGCATTCAAATTACCTACAGATGCTACATATAACTTTGCAATAGGTACAGTTATTACGGTGTTAAACATTGGTGTAGGCACTTGCACGATTAGCGCAGTAACACCAGGTACTACTACTGTATTAAGTGCTGGCGCAACAGCAGCATCACCAACACTTACACAATATAAATCGGCCGCATGTATTAAAACAGCTGCTAATGCTTGGTATATTGTCGGAGCTATTGGTTAAATGTTAAATATAATTTCAAGTCTATTGCAACCAATCACTCCAATTATCATTAACACTTTAGTTGTCGCAGGTGGTGGTGGTGGCGGTTACAACCGTGGCGGTGGTGGCGGTGCAGGTGGTTATAGGACAGATAATAATTTTATTATAACTACTAATACAAATTACACTGTAACTTGCGGTGGTGGTGGTGCTGGCGCTGCTTCTAGTGTTCTTGGAAGTAGTGGCTCAAATTCTGTATTTAGCACAATCACTTCAGCAGGCGGCGGTGGCGGATCAACTGAGGCCGCAGGTAATGGTGCTAATGGTGGTTCTGGTGGTGGTGCTGCTAACACAAGAACAGCAGGTAGTGGAAACACTCCTAGCACATCTCCATCTCAAGGAAACAATGGTGGTGCTGTAGCAGGCGGTATATTTACCGCAGGTGGTGGTGGCGGAGCAAGTGCAGTTGGTAACACTGGTGCGAGTTCTGACACAGGAAACACAACTCAAGGTTCTGGTGGCGCTGGAACAGCATCATCAATCTCAGGTTCATCTGTAACTTACGCAGGTGGTGGTGGTGGTGGATCAGTAACATCGGGTCAAGTTTATGCTCCTGCTGGTGGCGCTGGCGGCGGCGGAGCAGGTGGATCGCGTAACAATGACAATGCTGTCGCTGGTACTGCTAACACAGGTGGCGGAGGTGGTGGTGGAGCATCAGGATCTGCTGCACAACCTGGCAAAGCAGGCGGCTCAGGAATTGTAATTCTTTCCTATCCTAGCGCGCGCACAATTACAATCGGTGCTGGATTAACTGGTTCAACTACAACAATAGGTGTGAATAACGTTACAACAATTACAGCAGGTACTGGGAATGTGAGTTGGGTATAATGGCACATTACGCATTTTTAGATGAAAATAATATAGTTACCGAAGTTATAGTAGGTATAGATGAAACTGAACTTATTGAAGGTTTAGATACAGAAACTTGGTATGGAAACTTTAGAGGTCAAACCTGTAAAAGAACTTCATACAATAATAGAATTAGAAAACAGTATGCAGGTATTGGATATAAATATGATGCAGATGCGGATGTATTTATTTCACCACAACCATATTCATCATGGTCATTAGATGATAACTTTAATTGGAAAGCACCTAAACCATATCCAAATGAAGGATTATGGAATTGGGATGAAGAGATAGGTAACTGGGTTGAAGCCGTGGCTGAGTAAGGCTGCTGAGCAGCTTAGAGATCAAATTGATACCTGGTATCCAGATCGCCGCACTACCAGTGATGGGTGGATTGGTGATGCTCGTCATTCCGCCAGTAAATCGGATCATAATCCAGACGAACGGAGCGGATTCGTTGTCAGAGCCATTGATGTTGATTCTCGCTTGGATTCATCCGAAGGGATCTCAATATATCTGGCTGACCAGATCAGAAAATGTGCGAAAACCGATAAGCGTATATCTTACGTAATCCATAATGGCAAAATAGCAAGCAGAATACTTAACTATAAATGGCGCACCTATAGAGGTTTTAATAAGCATATAAGGCACATCCATATTAGCTTTACAAAGTTAGGCGACAAAGATGGCAGAGAGTTCGACATACCACTACTAGGGGGCAAAATATGAAAATAAGTAAGAAGCAAAAAGCCATACTAAAATCCTATGCACGTGGGGTATTAGTATCTTTCTTAACATTTTTAGCAAGTAATGAATTAGGTTTAGATCCAGCACTAGCTGTAATAGTTGCAGCTTTCGCTGGTCCAGCAGTTAGGGCTTTAGACAAATCCGATGTTATCGGTACTAATGAAAAATGAGTCCAGCAGAATGGGCTGGCTTTGGCGCTGGCGTTATGGCCGTGCTATCAGGCGGGCTAATCGGATTACGTTTTCTCGTTAAAGGTTGGTTGAGCGAACTTAAACCTAATTCTGGCAGCAGCCTGGCAGATGCCGTTAACCGAATTGATCAGCGTAGTTCTAGGTTAGAACAGCGTGTTGATGATCTATTCCTTATCATGAATAAGCGACAATAGCAATATGGCAACCGCACGTAAACGCAAGAAGGTTAATAAGCGCAAGGGTAAATACACCCATGAGCAGATCAATACCAAGTTAGATACCTATGCCATCTCGTTGCGTGAGTTTTATTTAAGCCTAAGACGTGCAGGATTTCCAGTAGATCAAGCTCTAGGGATGTGCGATAAAAACGTATTTCCAGACTGGCTAACACCATCTAGTCCAGACTTTGATCCAGTTAATCCAGACCATGACCCCTA